GCCGCGGCTCTCTGTCGTGCTTCTACCTGACTTGTAATTGATTTATCAATAATCAAAAATTGATATTCGCCAGCACCTATATTTTCATCAGCTAAGGTATCAGCGATATTAATCGTATCTCTAAATTTTACAATTACAGGGCGATAAGGTTTACCTGCGTATTTAAGAATTGCCCCTGCGGAGGGTTTATCGGCATCTTTGAATCGTAAAATCTTCTCTTGGAAGTTATAAAGAGCGTCATAATCATCAGGTGAGTGAATATAATCAATTCCGAGATTAAGAGGAGTTGTCGAAAGGGTTGCTTCAAAGTCCTTATATTTATAGGGTAAGTTGAAAACTATTTGCGACCCATCTGCTTCCATTTCAGCAGTAAACTGCGTGCCTATATATTCGCCGCCACGAACATAGACCGAGTTTCTTTTTTGCGTATCATCTCTGCGTATAACCAGACTTCCTGTTTGATGACTTCCGTTATCGTCCTCAATATCAAATGGGGCGAGAACAGCATCAGGAGCTTTGAAATATAAATCCTGATAATAATCAACATACCAATCATAACCGACTAATTCTGCTAACTGTCTGATGCATTCGGACACAGGCTCATACTTAAACTGGATTGTATTTACAGAGACATTACAATCAACCTGCACCATCGTAATATCAGTAGTGTAATTAGTAATAATATCACTAATTATTTCATTAACTGTCATGTCGCTATAAGTTTCCGCAACCAGTTTTTGATCCAATACCCTAGTAAAATCAACACATTCTATCTCATACTCAATAATCCCCTGAATAGGTGATTTTTCAACAGAGCGAAGTATCATACCACCAAAGACCCTTGTTCCGTTATCAGTAATAATTACTTGGGATCCCTGTGAAGGCTTATATTGAGTACCTGCTAAGCTAGGGTTTCTAATTGTAAAAGTACACCTATCAACCTGTTTCGTAAGGATATTTTCTATCCGAAGACTATTCCAGGCTATGAAATTAGTTTTATCCTCTCCACCAATAGAAATTACTACACTCATACATAATTAAATCCGCACTTGAAGTTTCAAGCGATCCATTAATAATTCTGCCATTTTTTCTGCCGCATCTTGACTTAAGAAAGTCCCTGTAATATTGATAACAGTTCCACCTGATGAGCCGATTTTATTATTAGGAATAATAGACCCACTCATACTTGGTTGGAAAATTTCTGGTCCTCTCTCACCGACTACATAACTATTACCTGATAATACTGATCCACCACTTGCTTTTCCCCCACCGAACGGATTTAATTTTGAAACAGCACCAGTAACCTTACTTCCTATTCCAGAAATAGCCTTACCTGCTTCTTGAGCCTTTTCAATAATATTGGAAAGTTTATCAGCGACTGTTTGGAATACTCTACTCAATGGCTCCCAAACTGTTCTAATTGCGTTTAATACTGTTGTATTAACCTTGATAATTGCGGTAACGACATAGGCTAGACCCTCTAAAAGTTTTGCCAATACCACTAATAGGGTATAAATTGCCGCTACGAGGATTGTTCCTAGTAATTTAGCCATAGTAGCTAGGAGTGGCATATAAGGTTGTAATGCAGTCCATAACTCGGCAATAGCAGGTCCTAATTGTGTCTTTAGGGTATTCCATAGGCTTTGAAGTGAAGGGAGTACCTGTGAATTAAATAATTCAACTAAAACAGTAAATGTAGGAGTTAATTTTTCCTTAAGTTGTCGATATAAATTACCAACCTCTGTTGCAAAACTAACGATTAGGGTAATTAATGGCGGGAGTTTGGTATTTACTACATCAGTTAGGAATCCTACAAATTGTTTTGCCCAATCCATTAATGGCGCACCAGCACCAACTAAAAACTGGTTCCACGCATCTTTAAGGTTAGAAATCATACCACCTAAACTCTGTGATTGTTTAGTCATTAAATCATTGAATCGCCCACCCTCTTCGGTTAGTGATTTAAGAGCCTTTTGTACTTCAGGAAAACCAATCTCACCTGCCGACACCATTTCTTGAATATCTTTAACAGATTTACCCATCTGTTTTGAAAGTTGATCCAAAAGAGGTACACCGGCTTCAGTAAATTGCCTTAACTCCATACCTGTTAATCGAGTGGCTGCTTTGACCTGACCAAACGCTAAAATCAAGTTTGGTAATTTATCCATACCTACCCCTGATGCTATATCACCTAAGGCTTTTAAGTTTGGTATAACTTCTTCCTGTGCGAATCCGTAGGCAAGTAATTGTTTCGATGCCTGATTTAATCCTGTTAATTCAAATGGTGTTCGTTTCGCAAAGTTAATTAATTCCTTAGTAAATTCATTGGCTTTTTCAGCACTTCCGAGCATTGTGGTAAATGCAATTTTCGTCTGTTCTAAATCAGAAGCCGCAGAAAGAGCCGCCTTCCCAAAGTTATAAGCCGCTACTCCACCTGCCGCAAAAGCCGCTCCTGCCGCACCAATACCAATCTTGGCAAAGCTAGCCATTTTACCACTAAGAATACCAGTAGTTTTACCGACATTATTCAATACGCCTGATGCTCTATCATCGGCGGTTATAACTACTTTAATTTCCTCATTAGTTGCCATGTTTTTGCCTCATACTTTTTTCAAATTGATAATCTAACATCTCATCTAAAAAAGTATTAGTAAACTCTGTCATTAATTGTTTTTGCGTAAAACCCATTTCGACTGCTAGAGCCGCTAATCGTTTACTTTTTTTTTAACTTCATTGGAAAGGGAAGTAAATTGCTCTAAAAGATATGTTACATCTTCTACCTTTAAGAAAGATAAATTTTCCAAATTAATTTCTAGGTCTTTTCCTGATTCATCAGTGAAATTCCAAGACTTAATTATTTTGGGTAATATCTCAAAAGAGCTTTTAGCTTCCCCTCCGTTAAAATCAATAGTTGCTGCATCTCCGACTAAAAGGGAATCATAAATTACCACCTTACTATCAGGAAAGCTTGGTAATACTATCTCTCTAGTCTGTCTAAAATCTTTTAATACTGGCATATTAGTATGAACTTACTGCGTTGGTTAAAGTACAAGAATTTACAATATCGCCATTTGTTGGATCAAATAGGGCGCGGAATTGAATTTTTTGAGTAACAATTTCCTCGTTATCATAGGTTGGTTCCCATGCCTCAAAATGTACTCTTGATAAATCAATATTAAACGCTGGTATGCTAGATGCCCCGATTAATACATCACTATTAGTAATGTTTAATCTTAACGCCTTATAAGTTCCGTCAAGCATTAATGCTCGATAAGTCTGGTCATCGTAATCAAGTTCAATTTCACCAGTTAATTCAAATTTTCGATTAAGAATATCCTCTGGCCAAACTGTACCAATTACATTATTTTGTATTACATTCTTAGCGATATTAAGAGTCATGCTCTTAATACTCAAAGCACTTGCCGCACCTAATCCAGCAGTAGTGCTAGCGATCTTTACACTTGCGTGACGACCTAAGAATTTATTAAAGGCAGTGGCATAGCTAGGGCTAGCAGAAGCTACTTGACGACCAGTTCGACCTATAAAGTCAGCTTTTACCATAACGACTTCATCTGGTACGATTGTAAATTCTAAATTATTAAGCATACACAAACTGAATTGATCCGTTCGGTCTGGTGTAGCAATAGTGATAGTTAAACTATCATGTTGACTATCGGCTTGAATACTAAATGTGTGGGTATAGGCACTATCAGTTGGTCCTGAAGTATTTACAGTACCGAACGCTGATAGAAGAATTAACCCAAAGGCTCTATCATTTAATTCAGTTTCAATAGACCCTTCACTCCACTCATTTAATTTATAAGCCTGTGCGCCTTCTCCGATAGTCCCATAAGCCATCTGTGAAGTTGCCTTATTAGTTCTATCAAAAAATGCTAATGCGGTTTTCGGCAACCAATATGCAGCCGAAACAGCAGTTCCTCTAACTGTCTCTTTGGCAAGACCCAAATTGACCAGTCTTCCAATATATTTACTCATAGTTTTCTTTTATTAATTAACTTATTAATGTTACATCAACATCCATGTGGCATCTGATGTTTATCGTTGCGGCTCTATACAGAGCCTCCCTCGTTCCATAAAACCACTCACTCGGTAATGCCTCCACTTTAATCATAGTATATCCTGTCGGTAATACAAGAGCACTTCCGGGACTTCCTGTTCCTAGCGTATAATACCTATCAAAATCATCAATTACCGAATCGACCAAATCGGTTAATACATCTTCTGCGGTTTTATCATCTCGGTATTGCCCCTCACGCTTTACCCAGAGCTGGATGCTGAAAGCATATACCCTCCTATTAGCTGTCGTTGTTCTATAATCGCTGTCATTACTACTCGCCACTACTACTGCAACTGGATCAACTGAAAAATTATCTGCTTCGTAATCATAAACTGCACTGATTCTAGTATTAGCGGTTAAAATATCCTTAATCTTTTTTCTTAAATTTTCCCACATTATTTTATAGCCTCCTTTACTAATCTTTTTGTTAATTTTTCAATATCAGGAACAGACGATCTAGTTGCGGAATACATAAACGGAGTTCTGCGGTGAACATATTTTGCGTAATATGCCGTTGGCCCTACTTTTACCCTATCGAACATTATTTGTGAAAGGTCTATACCACTAGGATCCCCAAAACCACTATTGTTACCGATAGAAGCTCTTAATCTTCCTGTATCAACTGGTGAATAATATTTTCCCCACTTTTCCACCGCTAGAGCTGACCCTCTTAATACCTTAGACTTCACTTCTTTCATATCAACCGATCTTCGTTTCATGCGTGCCTGAAAACCTAATAATGATGTTATATCTAATGTAATCATGTCCGTTGAATAATTACTTCTTGATAATCCATAGCCCCATGTTGCCACTTCGTAATTCCACCCTTTGTAACTGTATAGATATTATTAGCTTCATCTTTCAACTGATCCCCTTCTAAAATATCAATGTCGTGTTCAACAAAAATTCTATATGTTTTTCCGAATACGCCACCTAGTAAAGCAACCTTTTCAGGTGCAACTGGTTGTAAATGACCTAATGCTACCGTAACTGTGGCTAAGATTAAATTACGCACACTCCCATTAACAGGTGTCGGTCTTGAAATTATTATCTGTTGGTTTGATAAGTGCGTTAGCTTCATAACAATCTAAGTTCTCTGTATTGATTTAATATTTCCTTAATTCCTAGACTTTCCATTGTTTCGTTAATCTCCTTATATTCAACTCTATAAGAGCCTAGATTTTCGGATTTTACCTGACCACCTCTTAGACCCTCATTAATTATCTTGGCGCAAAGCTGAATTCCTGCGAGTTTTACTGGTGTTGGGACTGAATCATATCCGAAAGTACCTACCACCTTAACGGAGTGATGCCTATCAGGCCATACAGAGGTCAAATTTGCCCCTGTAAGCACTAATTTGTTCTGAATGCCCGAATTATAGGGTGATGCCCAGTAATCGCTATTTTCGGTCAAATTTTCAATTACAGTACCATTTGAGTCTAATATCTGAACGCTAGTAATTGTCTGAAAATTATCAATAATCAGTTCTTCCGTACCTGACCCATTATAATACTTAGTTTGTGAGCCTTGATCCTTGAAATTCGTACCGCAATAGTTATCAATATAATCTTCCACAATTTCAATTACGCTAGTAATCCAAGTGGAAAATGTAGCGTCAATATCTTGTAGTATAAATTTTTCTAAATCACCTTCGGTTATGTAAGCCATATATTTTAATATAATTTCTTTTTATAAATATCATTAGTATTATCGTATCCGTCTTTTTTCTTAGTTTTACTGCTCATACTTGAAATTGATCCCCTGATCCTTTTATACCTATCACCTAGAGCTTCATAAATTCTAGTAATTGGCACGGACACAGTACCGACAAGACTTTCTAAATCAGTAATCCCTATTGAATCAGTTAGATTTTTTATAACTGTTCTTGCG